TGCGCCAAGTCGGCCGGCACATCGCCCCAGGTCGCGCCAAAGCCCGCCACAAACTCAATCTCGATGCGGCCATCCATTGGCACTTGCGGGAGCAAAAGCCCCGCCGCCTGCACGCGGGGGCGGTGCGTATCTTGCACCAAACGGTAGCGATCCGCAGGCACCACCGCCACAAGACCCGCCCGGTCCATCATCGCAATCTGCGTAATGCTGGTCACAGGGGCCACAGGCAACGCCTGCGCGCCGCCGTGCCGCCAATCCTCAAGGCTCCAAAGATAGCCCCTCGAAATCAGCACTTTGCCAATCCGCCCTTCAATCGCGGCTATCGCGGCCCGCAAATAGCTTTCAACCAGGCCATCTTGCATCCCGTCATCGGCAAACCCGGTGCCAAGCCGCAGATGGTTCTTCAGCGCCTGCACCGGCAAGGCCGCTGTGGGAACCGTAGTTTGCTCGATCAACATCATCCTGTTTCTCCAAAAAGCTGCCAAAAGTCTGGGTGCGCACCCCGCATCGCTCGAACGGGTGGGAGCAGCTAGACGATCCGGGTCAGGGCCAAACCCCAAAGGCCCAACCCCAGCACGCACCCAAAGACCCGGCCCCGAAGGGCCAGGCCATCGCTAAGTGCCGGTCAGGACACCGCGAATTTCAGCAGCTTGATCGCCGCAAAATCGGAAACATCACCGCCCACGCGCTTGGTTGCATAGAACAAGACATGCGGTTTGGCGCTGAAAGGGTCACGCATCACGCGCAGGTCGGGGCGTTCGGCTATGGTGTAGCCACTGGCAAAATCACCAAAGGCAATCGCATAGGCATTGGCCGCAATATCCGGCATATCCTCGGCGATCAGCACGCCGTAACCCATCAGTCGCGCAGGCTCACCAGCCGCCAAGCCGTCAGACCACAAGAAACGTCCATCAGCATCCTTCATCTTGCGAACCGCGCCTGCGGTTTTGGAGTTCATCACAAAGGTCGCATTGGCGCGGTAGGTCGCCGACAACGCATAAACCAGATTGATGATCGCATCGGCAGCATTGGTCGCCGCAAAATCGCTTGCAGCCCCCGTGGCCACATAGCCAAGGCTGCCCCAGGCCCAGGACGCGTTCGCCACTTTCGCAGGCAGTAAGAACCCCTTGGGCTTGTCGATGCCATCCCCCGAAACAAAGGCCGCGGCCTCGGCCCGGATAAACCGCGTGGCAATTTTGCCCGCAAGCCAGCCTTCCACATCAAAGGCGCTGTCATCCAGCAATCGCTGGCTGGCCTTCGGCATTGCCGACAATTCATGCAAACGGATCGAAATCCGCTCAATCGTGGGGGTCGATGTTTCAAGCTGCGCGCCCAGTTCCGTGGCCCAACCGCTGCCAACTTCCGTGCGGTCAATCAGCACGTCAAAGCTGGAGGATTCCACATTCACCACGTTGGCAATCGCCCGAATGGACGAGGTGGACACCAGCATCGACTTGATGCTCTCGGCGGTCTGCGGGTCCACAAGGAAGCCACCATCGCCATTGACAGAGGTGTTCAGCGCCTTGCCTTCCAGCACCAGGCCGCGCAACCCGTCATCATCGCCTGAACGCAAATAGGCGTTGAAGGCCTTTTTATGCGGCACGTCGCCTTCTGCGGCCGCGGAAAGGGCAGGACGCCCGTAAGTCATCGTTTTGCGATCAAGCATGGTCATACGCTCTTCCTGTTGTTGCAACGCTGTCTTCACTTCGGCTTGAAAGCCGCTGAATTCCCTCAAAAATCCGGTCATGGCGGATTTCACTTCCGCACCCGGATGCAGGGCGGGGGACATATCTTCCCCGGCCCGAGCCTTTGTCTCGGTCATCTCAATTCCTCACTTGGGTTTCAGTCGTGAAAGCCCCCGCCTTCAGCGGGTGGCCAACTCCCGGCGCGCATCCTCAAAGATCTGCGCCACATTCCGCCAGGTCTCGGCCAGCTCATCGCTTTTCGCCGCCACCCGCGCTTCCGGCTGCATCGGGAAAGTGACAAGCGACACCTCCCAAAGCTCCAACTCCGACAAAAGGCGTTGGCCCTTGCCATCCTTTTCGGCCCGCAACGTGCGGTATCCGATGGAAAGCCCGTCAATCGCGCCTGCCGCCAGCAGTGCCGCCGCCTCGCGCCCTTTTTCAACATCGGCCAGGATGCGGCCTTTCACATAAAGCCCCGTGCCATCCTCGCGCACCTCATCCCAAACACCGATGGGCTGCGAAGGGTCGTGCTGCCACAGCATCTTGACCCGCCGCTTCGCCCCCGCCAACGCCTTCAAACTGGCCGCATAGGCGCCCTTTTGCACCACATCGCCACCCTGATCGCGCAGACCGAACAGGCTCGCATAGCCCTCGATCACTTGGCCATCGGTCACAATCAGCCCCATCTCCGGCGCATGGAATTTCCGCTCCAGTGCGCCAAAACCTTCAAAATATCCCATCATATCACCTCATTGTCGCCGTCAGCACCGCCTCGGCCCCCTGCGCAAGCAAGAATGCCACAACCCCGTAAACGCCCAGCCAAATCCGCCGCTCCAACCGCTCCAGACTGCTCTCAATCTGGCCAAGCCGATATTCCAGCCCCGTCCAGCGCTGTTCCGCCACGCGCTCATTCGCCTCAATCCGCGCCGCCGCCGCATCAAAACTGTCGTAAAGATACCGCGACCCGCCCGCCTCCTTGCCCCGCAGGCTCATTCATCCGCAGCCAAGGCTGGCAGTCCCAAAATCGCGCGCTTCTCAGCCTGCGTCAGAAAATCCGCGGCCCCTACGCGCGCCCATTGCTGGTCACGCTCCGACGCCAGCGCATGCACCTGGTCCAGATCAGCCCTGAATTCGACCTCCTCACCCGAAAACCCCGACAGCCAATGCGACAGGCTTGCCGTGACTTTGGACACCAAAGGCAAAACCGTCAGCCGGAAAAACGCCCGGTTCGCCTCTTGATAGTTGGCGTAGGTCGCATCGCCGGGAATACCAAGCAGCATCGGCGGCACCCCAAAAGCAATCGCAATATCACGCGCTGCCGCTTCCTTGGTTTTCTGAAACTCCATATCTGAGGGGCTAAACCCCATTGGCTTCCAATCCAGCCCGCCCTCCAGCAACATCGGCCGCCCGGCATTGCGCGCGCCTTGATGGTGCGATGCCATCTCATTCAGCAACCGGTCATATTGGTCATTCGTCAGCTGCGATTGCCCGTCCACACCCTTGTAAACAATCGCCCCGCTTGGCCGGGCGGCATTGTCGAGCAGCGCCTTCGACCAATGCGACGCCGCGACATGCACATCCAGCGCCACCGCCGCCGCCTGCATTGGCGAAAACCCATAATGGTCGTCTTGCGGGTGGAAATTGCGGATATGGCAAATCGGCGCCAAACCACCCGTCATATCAAACCGGTGCTTGCGGCTGCCCACGGTATAATCATAGGCCACCGGCCAGCCATCCGCGCCGGGGATCAGGTTCATCCGGTCCGACCTGAGCACATGCAACTCACCCGGCAACACCGACGCCCCATGTACCGCCTCCACATATGCATTGCCCGACAGCAACAACTGTCCGTAAAGCGCCTCCATCAACTCTGCGCGGCCCTGCATCTGGTTCGGGCGCTTCATCAACGACAGCAAAGGGTGCATCTCATAACGGCGATCACAGTCTTGCAAAACCAAAGGCATCGCCGCCGCCGTTTCAGCAATCAATTTGACCGCGCGAAACCCGATGGGATTGCCAAGGAAACCCGTCTTGGTCAGGCTCACCGTATCCCGCGGGCTCCACGCCACGCGCCCTGACCCCGAATAATTGATCACCGGCCCCGCCGCCGATGCCTTTTTCTCTGGCACCACCACGCTGCGTTTCAGAAAATCGAACACCATCTCGGTCAGCTCCTCTATCTTGACGAGGGGGCCAACCCCTGCCCCCTCTGCTTGAAACTAAATCTGAACGTATTTGATTAAAAAGCGTTAAAGTGTGCGAACGGTGGGGCGTTGGTAATGCGTGGCCGCCTCCACCATCAAATCCGTCAGCGCCCAAACCAGCGCATCCACCCTGTCCGGGCTGCCCTTTCCCTGAAACCCGGTGCTGGTCATCAGGCACATCTGCGCCTCCAACGGCCCCAGATTGGGCAAATGGCGCACCCGCCCTTGCTCATAAAGTGCCGCCACAGGCTCCGCCCGCACCGCCTTGCCCCGTGTGGCCCGCACCGCCCGGTAGGCCACCAGTGGGTCAATCTGACGCAAAACCGATTCTACCATATCGCCCCCTTGGTTCACCTCCGCCACCACCCGGTCCGCCCCCC